TATTTTAAGTGAATTAGATTTCATCGTGTGTTGTTACAATTCTATTTTTAATAGGATTCGCAAAGAACAAAGTTTGCATTTTCAACGTCTCAATAATGCCGTTAATAAGATGCGCCTTTATTTCAATGCGTTCCCAAATAATTTATGTTAATATGAGTGTTTTCCGAAATTTTAAGCCACATCTTGCTTGTCTTCCTCGTAAGATTTATGTCGATTCTGTAAAGGATATTACAGACGATAGAGGTGTTTCTCATTATGTCAGTGTTAAACATGACGTTTCAGAGGGTTCAATCCCTGCACCTTCTGAGTACAAATTAGAAACCTTGCTTTCTGCGGGTATTCCTTTAAATGCTGTGAGTTCTCTTCTTGTCGATTCTGCGCCTTCTGATGCGCAAGTTGATGCAATTGTTAATAAGGTTGTTCCTGAAGATGAACAAGTAACTAACGAATAAAATTTTTGTTATGAGTAATTTTTCTAAAGTTAATGTTGGTATTTCTTCTAAGCGTTATACCCACGATATGAGTTTTGATAATAACACTACTCTTGGTTTTGGTGTGTGTCAGCCCCTTTTTTGTCAACTTCTTAACGATAACGATAAGTTAGCTGGTAACATTCGCCAACTTGTTCGTCTTGCTCCTTTGCCTGTTCCTTCGTTCGGTCGTATGCGCTTGGTAAACAAACTTCGCTTTGTCCCGATGACGGATATTTGTCCTTATTATGAAGCTTTGTTGTCAGGTGCTTATGTTAATACGTCCGATTTGAATTACTTGCCTAAAGAAGTTTTAACTTCTACTATTCAGGTTCTTACACAAATGGTTTTGCAATATTCAGTTATAGACTACTTTAAAGTTGATTCATCTTCTTCTACTACAAAGTATGTTTATCAGAATATTTCTACACCTTCTGTGTTGAATGAAGCTATACGTGTCTTTCATCAGGCAGTAGGTGACCAAAGCGACCTTTCTGCTGTTATTCCTGACCCTAAGCCACATATTGGTAATGTTAATACCGCTATTTCTCCTGATTCAGCGGACTATCTTATTTCTACCGATACTGCTTTCATCTGTTGTCGTCTTACTGAACGTGGTAAGCGTTTGCGTAATGTTCTTATCGGTCTTGGTTATGCTCTTGACGTTTCTTGTACTGATAGTGTTTCTTTGCTTCCTCTCTTTGCTTATTTTAAGGCATGGTATGATTGTTATGCGCCTTCTCGTGAGACACAATGGAACCAAACTAACGCTTTCATTCTTATTGATGCTTGTTTTCAGAAGTATTTGACTACTTTGGAAGATTTTACCACTGCTCAAGGTTCTTCGGAAAAGGTTCAGAAAGCTATTTTTGGCTTTTTTGAGGATTTGGCTAATACATGGTATGTTGCTAAAGATGATTATGTTAGTGCTCATCGTCTTAATGCCGTTTCTTCTAATACTACGGGTTTTGGTCATGTTACTGATATTCCTCAGGATTCTCTTAATACCTTAGGTTCGGGAATTATTTCTATTCAGAAAAATATTACTCCCCAAATACCTCCTATGCGTGGTTTTAATCAGTTTGCTTTGGAGACTTTGCAGCGTGTTTCAAAGTTTATCAATAAAGATACTGTTATCGGTAAAAAAGTAAGTACATGGCTTAAAGCCCATTTTGGTGCGGATGTTGCTTCGTCTTTCTTTAAAGATTCTGTTTCACTTTCTGATGTCGTTGTTTCTTGTAATATTAACGACGTCTTTAGTACTGCCGACACTACTTCTAATGATGGAAGCGGTGAACAGTTAGGTAGTTATGCTGGTAAAGGTCTTGGATTTGGTGATGGTAGTTTTAGTTTTACTGCTCCTACTTTTGGTTACTTTGTAGTTGTGTCTTGTCTCGTTCCTGATTCTAAGTACTTCCAAGGTATTGACCCTACTCTGTTCGGTATTGACCGCTTTACTTTGCCTAATTCGGATTTTGATGCACTTTCGTATGAGGTTACACCTTCCTCTTTCCTTTGTGCTCATAATGATATTTTTATCTCTGGACAAAAGTCAACAAGTGATAAGGGCTTTGGTTTTGTTCCTCGTTATTCAGGTTTTAAGACACGTCGTAACATCGTAAATGGTGATATGTCCCGCCGTGGTACTATCGCAAGTTATTCGCCTTATTATTTGGATAAGATTCTTACCGAAAACGCTATCCATTCAGAAAAGAATGCTGACGGCTCTTATAGTTTCGTTGCTGTGAATAACCCTCTGCCTATTGCTTCTGAGGTTTGGCGCTATCCTACTCGCTACCCTTGGCTCGGTAATTTCAACCGAATTTTCTATAATTCAGGTAATGAGGTGTTTGATGATGCATCATTAGGTGATGCAGCAAATGACTTTATAAATACACCTATTGACGATAATTTTATCGTACAGAGTGTTATTTCAATGAAGTTAACGAACACTTTGAAGCCTATTGCGATGTCTTACGATGTCTATGATGATGACATTGATAATAGTTCTAAGACTATTACACAAGAGTAATTTTTATGCAAGAATTTAGTGGAGCTTTCTTTCAAGCTCTGCTATTTTCTTGCAATTTTATTCATTTTATTGTATATTTATTATGAGTAGTGTTTTAGGTGATGGTGCTGCTGGTGCAGCCGTTGGTGGTGCTATTGGTTCTGCTATTCCTGGTGTCGGAAATTTAATTGGTGCTGGTGTTGGTGCTGGTGTTGGTATGTTGGGTTCTGCCTTTTCTAAGTTGTTTAACCCTAACAAAGAACATGCTTCTGCACCTTCTGCCGTTCTTGATGATACATACATTAATCTTGGTCAAACTGGTAACAAAAAGCAAACTCGTGCTATGGATAGTGAGGCACGTTTAGCTGCTTTGCAGCAATATTATGCACGTCAGAATAACCAACTTGACATGCAAAATACTTATGCTCTTACACGTGATTCTGCTTTGCTCGAAGCCCAAGGTAAACGTAATGCTGGTTTGTCTTTGGCTGGCGATGGTTCTACTTCTGTCGCTTCTGCTCCTGACATTTCTTCGCCTTCTCTTCCTTCTGCTCCCGTTGCAGATGATTCTACATCAGAAATTCAGGGTCTTGGATTCCTTAAAGATGTTTCATCTTTGCTTTCTCAGATTGATGTTAATAAGTCTGCATCTCGTAAGAATAATGCGGAAGCTACTACGGCTGAAATCGATAATCAGACGGAAAATGACAAACGTCTTGCTGAACTTGAGAAACTTCGTGCAGACGGTGATATATCACGTGCTGAGTACCATAGACGTAAGAACCAACTTTATATTGAACAGAGTACCGCAGAGGATAAAATTGAACAAGAACACCAAGCTACCTTAACGGCTCAATATCAGGCTAAGATAAATGCTATTAAGGTTGACGAGGAAGATTTGCAAAAACAGATGATGGGTATTACAAAGCAAATGAATGAAGAGCAATTGAAGCAACTTCAATTTGTTACTCAACATCAGCAAGAACGTTTCGATAAAGAAATGCAAGAAATTGCTTCCCGTATTGATTTGAATAGTAAACAAGGTGAGGTTGCTCTTGCTACTGCTGCTTCTGCTTATGCTGATAAGGCTTATAAGGAGACATTGAATACCTTGGAGAAGGCAAAAGTACCTTTTGCACGTGAGATTGCTTCAGCTACTGCCAAGACTATCAAGAACAATTGTAATTCTGCCTATTGGCAAGCTAAATCTGATCAATTTAATTATGCTAATGATAAGGCTTGGAAAAATACTTGGTCTTATGGTGGTGGACAACATGCACGTAACCTTTTTGGAGGTTGGTTGCCGTTTGGTGCTTCTTATTCTGTCACAAAAAAAGCCGAATAAAACAATAAAGTTAGCTAATTAGCGTTATATATATATGAAACAAATATTTATATACATTCTACGCTATATTTTAGCTATTATTTGTGTTTATATTTTAATGATGTTTTTACATTATTTATCTACTGTCTTCTAATTTTGCGTGCGTACGTGCATCTTTGCGTGTGCGCGCGTATTTTTTTGATTTTTGTTCAAGCTATAAAACTAATTCAGGGGGCGCCTTGTGCGGGGGGTGTAACCCCCCCCTCAAAACGGCTTCAATGCCGTTGCGAAGCCCTTGAGTGGCGTTTAAGCCGTGAACGGAAGTTCACGCCCAAACC